ATGTTCAAGAACGCATTTGCAAACCTGCAAAAAGTAGGTAAGTCGCTAATGCTGCCGGTGTCCGTATTGCCTATCGCAGGTATCCTGCTGGGCGTCGGTTCCGCCAACTTTAGCTGGCTACCTGCGGTAGTCTCCCACGTGATGGCGGAAGCCGGCGGTTCCGTTTTCGCCAACATGCCGCTGATCTTCGCCATCGGTGTTGCCCTGGGCTTCACCAATAACGACGGTGTCTCCGCGTTAGCCGCAGTAGTGGCTTACGGCATCATGGTGAAAACCATGGCGGTAGTAGCGCCTTTGGTGCTGCACCTGCCGGCTGAAGAGATCGCGGCCAAACACCTGGCGGATACCGGTGTGCTCGGGGGGATTATCTCCGGCTCCATCGCGGCCTATATGTTTAACCGCTTCTTCCGCATTCAATTGCCGGAATACCTGGGCTTCTTTGCCGGTAAGCGCTTTGTGCCGATTATCTCCGGCCTGGCGGCAATCGTTCTGGGCGTAGTGCTGTCCTTCATCTGGCCTCCTATCGGTACGGCTATCCAGACCTTCTCACAGTGGGCTGCGTATCAGAACCCGGTAGTGGCATTTGGTATCTACGGCGTGGTTGAACGTGCGCTGGTGCCGTTTGGTCTGCACCACATCTGGAACGTACCTTTCCAGATGCAGATTGGTGAATACACCAACGCGGCGGGCCAGGTATTCCACGGCGACATCCCACGTTATATGGCGGGTGACCCAACTGCGGGTAAACTGTCCGGTGGCTTCCTGTTCAAAATGTACGGTCTGCCTGCTGCTGCGATTGCCATCTGGCACTCGGCCAAGCCGGAAAACCGCGCAAAAGTCGGCGGTATCATGATCTCCGCTGCGCTGACCTCGTTCCTGACCGGTATCACCGAACCGATCGAGTTCTCCTTCATGTTCGTTGCGCCGATCCTGTACGCAATCCACGCCATTCTGGCTGGCCTGGCGTTCCCGATCTGTATCCTGTTGGGGATGCGTGACGGCACCAGCTTCTCGCACGGTCTGATCGACTTTATCGTACTGAGCGGTAACAGCAGCAAAATCTGGCTGTTCCCAGTGGTCGGTATCATCTACGGTCTGGTGTACTACACCATCTTCCGCGTGCTGATTGCCAAACTGGATCTGAAAACACCAGGTCGCGAAGACACGGCTTCTGAGCAGGTTGCCCAGGGCGGTTCTGAAATGTCTGCAGCACTGGTTCAGGCTTTCGGTGGTAAAGAGAACATCACCAACCTGGATGCCTGTATCACCCGACTGCGCGTTAGCGTGGCGGACGTGAGCAAGGTTGACCAGGCTGGCTTGAAAAAACTGGGTGCTGCCGGCGTTGTCGTCGCAGGCTCGGGTGTTCAGGCTATCTTTGGCACCAAATCTGACAACCTGAAAACGGATATGGACGAGTACATCCGTAACCATTAATTCAGGTCAGGCAGGGGAGTTTTAAGGGAGGCGAAAGCCTCCCTTTTTTATTTGTTTTTATATTGATTTATAAGTGTTTTTTATTTTCAGTGTCCACATTAGGACCGCATGATAAGCGAGTCCGTACAACTGCCCACATCTGCGGGCAGCCTAATTAGCCGAAGATCAGTGAGGTTTGTCCGCTGCTTTTGGGGTGAGGCTGAACAGGATCCACGGTTTGCGGTTGGGAAATCATGCGGGTAAAGGTTTCATGACTCACGAATGTGCCCCCACAATTGATGTTGGTGCACTGGTTGTAACGTTCTTTGGTGGTTGTGGTGATATAGCTTGATGATCGGGTGTGTGCGGCCTGGCCGCAAAGCGGGCAATGCATCATGGGGGGATTCTCCGAGATGCCCTGACTATGGTCAGTATTGCTAATAATTATGCACAATTATTGCTGTTTTGCATCATTCCATTTCCAGATCGTCAATCTTGACCTCCAAATCGAGGGCGGTAGTAAAACCGCTGTTATTCAGTGAGTGGGTCACTTTAACCAACGTCCAGTTGGCCTCATCGATCTCTTTTTTGAAACCTGAAACTGTGACCGGTGCTTCCGGGTAAATGTCTGCGCGTCCGTGCGCAAGCTGAACAGAGAAGGTTGCAACACCACGTTGAATACGTTCCCAATTAGCCTTTGTTGCTCGTTGTGCATTATATTTTGATGCGTAGGTGTGACGCAGTACCAACACATTTTCATCACTGCCGATCAGGTATTCCCCCTGTTTCTCATCGACAACCGCAGGTTTCTTTACCCGACGGCGTTTAACCTTAACCTGTTCGCTTTTTGCCGTGCGGGTATTCAGCCAGTTGGCCACAACGCCGGTATAAGCTCCCCGATCGGTTAACGTGAATTGATGGCTATCACCTGACTGACGATTAATGAGGATTGCCGGAATCTGCTTTCCCCCGGCGGTCATATTTTGGCCCTGTTTAAAAAACAGCAGATTGCCATTTTTTATTGCTGCCACTGCGCCATTCTCTTTTGCCAGCCGGGTGATAAAACTCCCGTCCGATTCGGTAGTCTGGTCGATATGTCCGATCTGAATGTCTGCCACATTCTTATTGATGACCGCCGCCAGCTTATTGCGGCCGGCAATGGTTTTGACAATGTCTCCTATGGTTTTTTTATGATAAGAGGCATCACGCTTCACGTTCAATGTTTGCCGAAAATCCGCACTACGGGCTGTTATGGTCAATACGTCAGGTGCGCCAGCATGGCCAATTTCATCAACGACAAACGTCCCTTTATCGATCACCCCGGTATCTTTCCAACCAAGTGCAACAGCCAGGCTGACGCCACGGCGTGGCAGCTTCAAATTGCCTTCGCTATCGTCAAGCTCAATGTTGATCTGGTCAGCTTCAAAGCCCCGGTTATCCGTTAGTGTCAGGTTGATTAATTTTTCTTTCACCTTCCCGGTGATATCAACGCCATCAATGCTAAGTGAGTACGCCGGGGTATTGTCGCCGCCGAGTTTGTCTAACGTATCGATCAGGCTCATGACAGGAACCCACCGACGGTATTGGAAACCTGCTCGGCCAGGTCTTCAAATTGCTGAGACAAATCGCCGAACATGTCTTTTAGTCCTTCATCCGTGCGCTTGAGTGTGATCGTGAACTCAATACGACGGGCGGAGCCATCCGCAAAGAATACAGTTTTGGTGCGACTCAGGCTCTCGATCACGAACATGCCATGTATTGCACCGCTCCCCTCAATCAATGACCAGGCCTTGCCGGTTTCAGCCATTAATTGGATAGCCATCAGGGAAACCCGGCCCCCGGTTAATGCCGGCAGTAAAACGCCGCTTAGCGTGATGGTTTCATCATCCGGCCCCAAGAATTGGCTTTGTGGGCGAAGCCCGATGCGGCTATTGGTCGGATGCCGCCAGGCCATCTGGTGTTGAAACTCCTGGTATGGAACGGTTTGCAGCATGAACACGAACATGCCTAATGCCATCATCATAATGATCGTCCTCACTCGATATCGTTAAAATTGCTGTTCGCCCTGGATCTTGCCTGCCGTTCCCGTGCATCCAGTTGCCGAGCAACTTCCCGCGCAATGTCCTGCGGGTTGTGGTGGGCCTGAGCGACAATCTGAATAGGGGCGTGAATGTCGATGTAGGTATCACCGCCCTGGTGATGCGATGAAGTAGTCCCGCGCGGGTATTGGCTCCCCGGCAGGCTGTAGGGATGCAAGGGGGCGTCCGCAGCGGTAGCAGGGCCACCCATAAATAACGCGGCTACTGCCGCCATGGCGGCGGTATTCTTGCGACTGGTGACATTCGCCGGCCCGTTGACAATTTCTGGGCCATACTCGCCCACTACGCCAAATTTCCCCAGCGGGATCCTGCCGCCGCTGTCGTGCTCGCCGGTATACCTATTGCGTATTGCTGCCGATGAATTGCCTTGCGGGCCTGGCGTCATGACCACACCGGCCCGGCGGGCCGCATCGGCAACGCCGGGGTTCGTCTGTGCTAATAGACGGGTTTTATCCGATTTGGCTTTAACTTCATCTAGCTTGTCTAAAACCCACTTAATTGAATCTGTGAGTAGCTTTAGCGGTGTAAGCGCTAATTCAATGCCTGATGCCAGAAACTCGCCGAACTTTTTCCCCGCCGATGCGGCACTGTCCAGGTTGTCTTTTGTCGACTTCACCGGGGTTAGCAGATCGGTAAACCAGCCCCACAGGGCCTTAATCTTGTCACCAATCCAGGTGAATACCGGCATCAACGGCGCAAAGGCGTCTTTGATGGGGGCCGCCGCAGCTTTGAAACCGTCAACCACGCCGCCCAGGAATGCTTTGATGGGTTTCCAATATTTATAAATCAGCAGGCCCGCGCCGACGACCGCAGCAGCAATCAACCCAAGCGGGCTAACCAAAATACCGAACATGCTTCCCAAGCCGCCCAGGGCAAAACGCAAAAAGCGCAACGGGGATGTAGCCAGCCAGGTAAACACGCGGCCAATGCCCTTAATCCCTTTGGTTACAGTCTGTAGCGGTGATGATGCGAAAGACGCGACGGCGCGTCCGGCGCTGCCAAGGTGCTGTTTAGAAAAGGTCAGTGCATTCTTTCCCGCTTCCAGCAGTGAACGGCTGAAACTACCAACCTGCCTGGTGGTGATCGGGGTGGTGCTGGCAAATTTCAGCATGCTGAGTGACAGGTTGGGCAGCAGGCGGATCCCCAACATGCGTGTGCTAAATCGGAGCAGGGCGAACGGCCCCAACAGACCGACAACGGCGATGGCCAGCGTGCCAAAAACGGTGGTTGAAATGGCCGCCGCCGCACCAATCTTGACGAGGGCGGCGCTGACTTTCGGATGCGCTTTCAGGAACTCAGCAACGCCATGTAAAAAGTTGCTGATGCCTTTTGCCGTTTTGCGCAGCCAGGCGTCATTTTTCTCAAATAATTCGACGCTGATATTTTCCAGGGCGGCATGTAACATCGTCATGTCGCCTTTCATGTTATCCAGCATGGTATTGGAAACTCGCCGGGCCTCCCCGTCGTATTCACCTGGTGCGCCGCGCATCTGTTGCAGCTTGCCGTCTGACACCGCCCGCATCAGTTCACCAAATCCGGTGACCGCGTACATGCCGGCAATGTCTTTAAAAATCTTGCCGCGATCGACGTTCCCCATTTTTGACGTTTTTTTGTCGATATCTTTTAGAATATCGACCAAATCACGCATGTTGCCGTCTCTATCTTTGGTTGTTACGCCCAGCTTTTTAACCGTGGCGCTGTTACCGATACGGCTTAGAATGGCACGCATCGCTGTACCCGCCTGGCTCCCCTGAATACCGGCATTACCCATAATGGCCGTGGCAGCGGATACGGTTTCCAGGCTTTGCCCGTACTCGCGGCCCACACCGGCGGAATATTTCAGTGATTCGCCCAGCATGGGAATATCAACGTTATTACGGGTAAACAGGGCGGTTAGCACGTCGGCCACCCTGTCCATCTTTTCCGCAGGGATCCCCATGGCGGTTTGGATATTTGACGCAATATCGGCAGTGGTGCCAAGGTCAATGTCGCCGGCAGCGGCCAGATTCAACATCCCCGGCATCGCCTTTAAAACTTGCTGGGGTGAATAGCCCGTTCTGCCAAGGAAATATTGCCCCTCAGCCACCTGGAGATCGGTGAATTTTGACGATAGCGGCAGGGTTCGCGCCTGGTGCCGTAATGACTGCATTTGCGGATCGGCTTTGGTTGGGATGCGCGTCACTGCCTGGGTTTTACTCATCATCGCATCGAAGTCATAGCCCACATGCAGGGCGTCAACCAGTCCACGGCCCATGGCGCGCCCGGTGGCCATTGACGTATAGCCCACCCCTGCGGCCATCACTTTGCGCTGATTGCTTTCATCAAACTGGTGGCGTGCGGCATTCAGCCGCTTTTGTTGCTGGGCCTGTTGGTCTAGCCGTTTTTGCTGTGCAGCTAATGCGCCCGTTACCCCGGTGATGTTTGACCGCAGAGAACGCTGAGCCTCGCCCAATCGATTTGTTGCCACGCCGCTGTTTTGCAGGGCGGTACGCTGGTTTTGCAGTGAAAGCCGTAAATCCGCGAGTTTCTGTTGCAGTTTGGCCGCTTCTTCCCTGGCCTTCTGAAATTGGCGGGCCTGCTTGGCGGTCGGGCCGTCTGTGGATTTCAATGCTACAGCCAGATCGCGCGCTTTTTCACGGGCTGTGCTTAGCGCTTGCGCGGCGGCAGCAACCTGGGTTTTTGTCTTGCGGAAACCGTCAATTTTCCCGGCTTGGGTATCAAGCTGTTTTAACTGGTCTTTTGTAGCTTTAACAGACGCGGCCAGCGCTTTATTGCTGGCCTGCATGGATTTGAACGGGCGGGTGATTTTATCGACCGCACTCAGTAAAACCTGCAACCGGAGGTTTTTGTCACTCATCACTTGCCCCGCTGCGGATAATGGCTTTGTGCCGCCATTCCAACAGCTCGGCCAGCGGCATCAGGTCGGTCACGGTTGGCGGCCAGTGGAAGACGGCGGCAATGTCTGCCGTCAGATCTTCAACGGTTAGCTGTTTAGGAAATCGGCTCTGACCGAACTCGGTAAGAAAAAAAGTGCCAGCGCTTGGGACAACTGATACAGGTCTGCCGGATCCAGGCTGGCGACTTCGTTAGCCGTCAGGGCAGGGAAGGTTATACGTGGCAGGACGGTAATCAGTGAATTGACGTCAGTTTCAATCAGCTCCTGCAAACGGGTGCCACGTAACGCACCGGCGTTTGGTTTGTTCACGGTCACTTCGGTGATCTGCGTGGTGCCGCGCAGGACTGGAATGTCCAGGATCACCGGTTTGTTCAGCAAATCAGTAACGGCATCGCCCTGGCCATCATTGACTTCAACGTTTACAGATTTATCGTTTTTCATTGTTTAACCTTCATTTTGTCTGGTTTACCGGCCCCAGGCCGGGGCCACGAAAACACCTGTGCAAGTGGGCAGGGCAGTTACAAGCCGATAGCGCGGCGATGTTCTGCCAGGCGGTCGACGCCATCCACGATTTCGATCATGTTCACCACGTCGATTTCAAGCAGGACAGCGCCGTCCATCGTCAGCTTGTAATAGGTATTCTTGGCGCTGAGTTTGGTTTGCGTGTTGTCACCCTGCTTGTAGTTGCCAAAATCGAACTCAGAAAAACGACCACGCATGACCACTTCTACGGCGACAATCTCACCGGTGTCATCGCGCTGGAAAGAGCCTACAAAACGCAGCAGTACGCCATCAACCTTGGCGATCCCCCACTGTTTATAAAGCTGGGCCTCAATGCCGCCGAGGGTGATTTCAGCATCCAGTGCGCCATCATCGATCCCCAGATCAACACCGGCGCTGCCGTTCATGCCGCCGCCGCGATACTGTTCAAGCTTTCGCGTCAGCTTCGGTAGGGTGATTTCTTCAACGACGCCCTGATAGTTGTTGGCGTCGTTGAACAAGTTCAGGAATTTCAGTTTGCGTGGTAAGGCCATCGCGTCCCCCTTAGCTGTTCACGTTCTGAGGAAAATTCATCAGATATTGGTCGGTGATACGCTGGCGCAGCAGCAGATTTTCAAGCGGCGGCACTGGCGTGTAGTTGTAGTCCAGGAGCAGCTTGCCTGCTTTCAACGTGTCTTTATCGTTGGCGGCATCATCCATCCAGCAGTCGCCGTCGATAATGTAGCCGCCGGATTTCAGCTCACGGAATTTGGCCTTGATGCCTTCGATAATGTCTTTGGCCAGGGAAGGGTGCATCGGCTGATCAACGGCCCACATTTGCGCTTCGGCCATGGTGTCAGCCAACACCTGCGCGGTGCGGGTGTAGTTTTCAAACTGGAATAGCGGATCATCTGAGCAGGTGCGGGAGCCCCAGAAACGGAATCCATCTTTGCGGATCAACGTGGTGACGTCGTTTTGGTTAAGCAGATTGGCGTCGGTGGCCGTATCCTGCAAATCCCAATACACGTCAGCGTTGATGCCGGTCACGCCATTGACGCCGACGTTTGACAGGGTTTTGTGCCAGCCGGTTTGCTCATCAATCTTGGCGCGCAGCCCCAATGCGCGGGCAGTCGCGTAGGCGGTTGCCGATACGTTGGTCACGCTATCCCAGCTCAGGAAGTCCGGCCAAATCAGCATAGCTTCACGCTGGCTGAAATTTTTACGGTAGTCGATGGCTTCTGCTACGGTTTTACAGCCGTAGGCGCTCAGGTAAGCGAAGCCGCGCAGGCTTTGCGCGATAGCCAGTAATTCAGAGGCTACAGCCTCATTATCATGACCAGGCACACCCAGAATGCGGGGTTTTACACCAAGCTGGCTTTGCGCGGCCAACAGGGCTTTCATGCCGGTTTTTTTGCCTTCGGTGGTCACGCCGCCGATGATATTGGTGGTGGTTTCCGCTTCGGTTTCACCCTGGGCGACACGCACAACGATGATAACGGGCTTTGTCTGATCGCCGATGGCGTCCAGGGAACGGGCCAATGTGCCTGATTCGCCGGCTTTACCGCTGGCGGTCAATATGTCGGTAAGTAATACGGGCGTGTTTAACGGGAATGTTTTTGCGTCGGCGTCATCACCGGTACAGACCAGCCCAACAATAGCCGTGCTGACGGTGGTGATGCTGCGGGTGCCTTCGTTGATTTCCTGCACGCGCACGCCGTGGTGGTAGTCTTGAGCCATTAGGTGGATCTCCTGTAACGGTGTTCCCCTATGGTGTCTGCGGCAGGCGGTTAATGCATGTGGTGGGCTTTGTGTGAGGGATGGCACAAGGTGCGCGATGGGCGCTTAAGTGGAGGGAATGCATAACAATGACTGCGTTTAACGAAAAATGAAAGCCCCGTGCGAGGCTTGCGTGCATGAGCTCAGACTTGAACTGACGCAGCTACATCACAGAGCCAAATCCAATCTGACAGGCAGCTTTGTGCCTGAGCGGATGTTGCCAAAACTAATCTGTACTTACCAATGGAAGGTGGCCGCTATAAATGTGAATTGTACGATTACGGGGATACTTACAAGAAAAAAAGGTAGGATTTAATGAGAGTGTATTTTTATTTAAACTAGAGGCAGGGCTAATTGATTGTATCAAATAGTCCTGCTTCAAAATTCAAGAGTATGATTTATTTCAGATCTCTCGCTTTATTTCAAACTCTTTGTATAATGCTTTTGTCTTTTCTTTCTTTTCCTTGATTAATGGGATGTAAACGCAATGATAGTAGTCAAAGGAAATTTTTTTTAATATTTCTGCAGCATCTAAAAGTAAATTATTTACAATCATGAAGTTGGCAATATTAACTCTAAATCTCGTTACGGAAGTTTTTTTCGTTAGTGGGTTAGCAACAAAGGAATAATCATACTTTTCGAGTTCGGAAATATGAAATTCGTTATTTGCCGTATCTAATATAGAATCATCTAGAACATCATCAAAAAGTCGCTGCCCACCCTTCATAAGATGCAAGACGTCAAGCCCAACAGCTGAAGAAATTATGTCAAACTCTTGCCATGACACTTGTTCATTTTCGGTGATTTCAGCATATATGTTCAATTTTTCGACTTTATTAATTAAAAAATTGCAAACATCATTTATATCATCGTTTGCAATGGCAGCTAACCCTAACTTTTCGAAGTATTTTATAGAGATATGCTCTTGGAATGCATCTTTATCTATGTAATGTAAAAAAGTTAGCACGTTATCGAACTTGTCATTTGATGATAAGTTTTCTGTAATCGAATCGTAAAATTGTATCTTTATTTCTTTTGGAAGATTACTTATAGTATAAGCGGCATGGTATTCCTGTACTGATTTATGGAGGAAGACATACCGATCTAAACCATCTTGCTGAATCAAACAAGTAATATTGATGATATCATCTACAAAAAGCTCGCATTCTTTTGTATTAATATTCGCAGCGTTGAGGGCTTTCCTTGCATATTTTGTAAGCGATATTGTATCGAATTCAAAAACTTCATCTTTCATCGAAAAATAGCACAAGGCAGAAAAACACCATAGTGAATCATCTGTGTTAAGTGTTGATTTACGTTCACGAGCCCAAGATTTCATCCTATCATGCTTAAGATATAGAGTAATGTATAATTTGTTATAAAACTCAACAACATTACTTGGTAATTCATCCCAGTATGGATAGCATACATATAAGAGGTTTATCAAGATTGGTGTTTTTAGAGTTTCTTTTAGTTGAGGGTTGTCACTAATTACACTAGATAACTCATTAAATTCAGTTTGATTGGATAATACTTTTAATATGCCAAGTTGGCTTTCCTCATCCAACTCTTTAACTATTAAGTTATTAATGGATGTCTCTCTGCATACCTCAGTTTCTGGGCGGCTTGTAACTATAATAGGGCAATTATATCTGATATTTAATTCTTTTATCTGAGACAGTATTTTAAACCTTGAGTTAGCTTTTACTTCATCGAACCCATCAAGCATTAAAATAATCTTTCCTGATTGTAGAAGTAGTTCAACATGGTTATGCGAACGATTTATATCAACACCAAGCGATTCAAGCGTCAGTTTGAAAAAATCTAATACAGTCCCTTTTTCAATTCTTCTTAGCTCCAAAAAAAATGGGATTCTATTTTTGAGCTTTATTTCATTTAGAAATAACTTTCTTAGTATAGTGCTTTTACCTTGACCTGCAATGCCAACGATATTTAAAATTCGCTGGTGAGATATAATACAATCGTCATTAATTATGAACTCATCGTTGTTTGCTGCATTTTTTATTGTTAGAGGGAAATAGATATCATCAAGTAGAATGTCATGCTCTCTCTGGTGGAGAGTTCTCATACGTAGCGCATTGGATACATGTTTCTCTATATATTTACTTCTGATTTCAAATTGGTCTAATTGTTCAATTATCCCAATGGAGTTCTCGGTCCCTTTAAGCCATCTAGAAGAAAGGAGTTTCTCGGTCATGACTTTTACTGCTTCGCCAGTGCCACTGACAATTATTTGGGCAAGTAATGGATCCATTTTTTTTCTCATCATTAGAATTTTTATAACCTTATCCCAAAAATGGAAAATTTTAAATCCTATTAACGAAAATGGCCGACGCTCGTCACATTGGGGTTAGCTGGCAGACGGTTTATGACCGGGTAGCGAAGGGTGAAGTAGTGATGCTCAATAGCAAGTGAATCGCCACTACTTTGGTAGTCATCCTTTTAGTTGGCGACTCCGTCTCTTAGCCCTTGATGACATAAGGCCACTTCCGCTTTTCGCTCAAAACCGACTGTCAGTTGAGGTCTGAGCGAATACAGCTATGCTACTCGGTGCCAAAGCATTTGCAGCTTATGCCGCTCAACGATGCTGATCGCCTGTCCTTGGCCCAGCGCATCAGTTTTCCCCGAAACGGGGTGGCCGTGTGGGCCTAACTCCATTTCGTGATCGTGTTCGCCGGCTTCGTCCGTGTCGCCTTCCTGATAAGGATCGAAGAATACCCGATTGTTACCGCCCAGCTCATAATCACTGTTGCGTTTAGGTACGCCATGATGAGAGTGATTACCGCCAGACTTGGTGCGTTTAGTCCCAAGGTCGGTATCTTGTGCCGTCCCTGACACGCTGATTTCTTCCTCCGGCAGATTTGCACGCGCAATTGTCACGGTGTCGCTACCACCCAGAGCGCCAACATCGGAGCCGTCTGCTTTCGCCGTTCTGATCGTCAGGTGATCGCCGGCATACTCCCACGTTGACCACGGCCAACGTTCATTGGGGTTCAGGTTTTGGTTGAACAGACGAGAAGATCCGACTGGGTTATCCAGCTCCCATGCCTGGCTCACTGCTGCGGCGACTGCGGCTTTGATTGCCGCTTTGATTGCTGCCGGCGTTGCGGCTAAGTCTTCGCTATCACTGTCCGTGGCATTGCTCAACTGGGTAAAGCCCTTTGCTGTCAGCGTTGCGTCCGGGTGGTTGCGCGATTGTTCATGGTCTGACAGTTGCTCATCGGTATAGTCTTTGACCTTTTCTTCCAGAGTATTGACGTCTTCGACCGTTGCCAAAATAACAGACGGATCAGCAATCAGTTCCACAGTCGCTGTGCTGCTGACTTTCAACTGCATCCTGATAATCTGGAAGCGGCCCGACCCCTCAGCCAGCAGTGGCTTATAGGTTTCCGGCATGTTACCGACGGCGATGCATTCGCCATCGTCTGCGTATAGCGCTAACTCACGGAGCCAGAAGCCGCCAATCTGTGGCGGCATGATCATTTCTGCCTCTATGACACTGGCGTCTTTATCAGCAATCACCAACTTATTTAGCTCGCCGCGATATTGCTCGCCGATCAGCCTGGCGCTGGCAGCGTTCGGTTGCGGTAGCTGCCCGCCACCGTCGCCGACGGCCATCTCATTAATCGCTATTGGCGTGCCCGTGACGGCAGCGTTTGCCAGCCGTTCTGCGCCAGCATCGGTGATCACTGCGCTGTATTTTTTATCGTTCACGCTCAAGCCTCCATTATCCAGTTGTTTTCTCACGATTCATTAAATGGAGATCCCGCGGCGGCTGTAATATCCCTTGAAATACAGGTAAATCTGCATCAATTCTTCATCGCTCAGTACGCGATCAAAAATCAGGTCTGCATACTGGAGGTGCTTTGGGGAACCCTCAACACGACTTTGGCCGATGAAATAAGTGAGCGCCGGGTTTGCGAAAGAGGTTATCGGTAAACCAGGCGCTGAAACTTTTGCTTTTGCGTTGGTCAAGTCACCAAGGTGCAGAGCGTTACCCAGATCTCTGCCATAGAAAAATGCCGGACTGCGGTCAGTGCTCAGTGTATTTAAGCCGGCACTGTATGCATTGCTCCACGGACTGCCATCCGCGCCGGTTCCTTTGTAGTGCGAATACATATAGAGCGCTGATGGCGTAGGCCCTTGTGTTACCAGTGACTTGCCCGCATCGGAGCTACCTTTGAAGCTCGAAATCAAAAAGCAACGGCTAGTTTGCGTTGAGTCGGTATTGGTGGCGATTGAAATCAGCGTGGCTTTCTCGCTGGTCGGTACGCGAGTATCCAGGTAATTGCTAGTCGAAAATTCGAAAGCCTCGCCTTTCTGCGTCGGGTTTCCGTAGGCTATTGCTGGCGCCCCGCCGGGTGCCAGGTTGGCCGTCAGGTTTCCTCGGCCAAAGATGTTGGCATATTTCAACCCTTCGGTGCTGAAAGGGGGATTCCATCCATCCGGTTTTGAAATAGACGCGCCGGCAACGTTTGATTTAATGACCATGACCATAATAATTATTCTCCGATCTCGATCGGCTCACAGAATTGCACCGATGGGTTATTTAATGGGTAAGGCTTACCAACCAGTTCAGGTATATTTTCATCAGCATATTGTCCAGAACCTGCCTTATATTCGTAAGTTGCCAGTGACGCGAAAGGATCGCTGTCGAATACATTCCCGTTGCCGTTATGGGCTGTTTTATCGCCATACCATAGTTTTGCAGCGCCTACAGGTTCAGCCGCCAGGGTGATTTTTATGATGGTGTCAGCGGCAATTTCTACGGATTCAATTGGGACAGCCGAATCCGTGGAGTCTGTGACGCGAAAACCCTTGTCTGCATATATCGTCGGCGTTCTTCCCACATACGCGGGGCGGAATTGCAGGGGTGGACTGGGTACGTGATACAGCACATAAACGACTCGACCGATACGGATGATTCGGATAGGGCCGAGTGCTTCCCATCCCTGGCCCTCGTTCAGCACCCGGTGCATAACCTTGGCAAATTGCATGTCCATCCAGCGGTAGCCATTACCGGTCAAATGACCGCCTTTATCCGGATATGGATAAGATGGGGTGACAAGGTATGCATTCTTATTTTCCTTGCAGAATTCCCACTGCGCCATGCCGATAGCCAGATCGTATTTATCGACGGTATACCCGCCGCCGGTCTGGTACATGAATATCGCAGGTGGGGATTTCTGGCCGGCAATACCATAGGCCATATTGTTGGTCATGTTCGGGAATAGCGTCTCTAGTTTCCCTCTGTAACCTGCCTTGGTTTGCACACCGCCGCGTGTCCCGTTGTAATTCCACTCACCCTGGAGAAAGATAAAGGCAGCGATGGCATAGCTGACACCCATCTGATCGGCAATATTCTTGACCTGCTGAACCGCCTGTAGGGGACGCTGATAAAGTTCTGGATTTGCACCTTTTGATAGTTCTTCAATGGTTCGTCCATTAACGCCGGTGCTTGATACAACAAAACGCCGGGTTGGGTCTTGCTCCAGACAGTTCTTTTGCAGCCAAAGCTTGCGAAGGAAGTTCCCCAGAGCCGCACCGCCTTCACCTTCATTACCCGCGCCTGGTTGCAAAGCGGCGGTTTCGTCATTGGTAATCACGCGATCACCAGAGCCGGATTGCACTACAGCCTTTAATGGCTTCAACACCGCTTCGCCGAGTGGGGCAAATTCGGGATCGGTGCGGCTGGAAGGACGCACGCTATCACCCAGCATCAAATTATCATAACCGGCGATCGGCTCATCGCTGAGCGCGGGCCAGCCCTCCTGCTGCGTGCCGAGGCTTTGACTGTACAACACCAGGTGGTTTAAGGCGGAAACAAGGCGCTGAATGTCGGCGTTATACTGGTCGCGCACTGATTGCGAATAGGCTTTGTTTTGCGCGTCGTAAGCGACGAGATCAAACTCAGCCGCAGCACTGCCACTGCCGAGCAGGTTCCCATCAAGATCGATGTAATCTTTAAAAAAACCGTCGACGTCTTCAAGCCGTAGCCAGGCGTCGTGCGTTGTTTGGGTTGAAAACGCACCGTGCCCTTGTAGCGCACCCGGTGCAACGTCGCCCGCAGCGCTGACAATCTCAACAATAAAATCATCGATATCCTGATAGATCACACCAGGCCGATCGCCCACATGTGTTATTTTCAGGTCATCAAGAAAAATACCTTGGGGAGAGAGCAGGCTTTTAATTGTGCCAAATGCGCCATTATCAAATAAACGCCACACTGAAAAGTAGTCATCATCAACAATATCTAGCAGAAGATTGCTGATTTCCTCATTAACGTGAAAGTAATCCGTGACCTTTTTTACCAGTTCACCTGACGGTAATGTTCTTCCGGTTGGTGTGGCTTTACCGTCAATATTTTTATATTCAGCTACCCAGGCATCGGCGTTTTCAATACGTACAGAGAAACGTGCGTTTAAGGTGATACTGCCGTCATTAATTTTGGCCTGCGCTTTTTCCTCATTATCAAAAGGCTGCTCGCCAACGGATAGCCCTTCAATAGCCTGTTTTAAATATTGGGTGCGATTCGCCAACTGCTGCGGCTGGATATTAGCAACACCGTCACGACCACCTTTTACTTTATCCCCACGCTGAATTTGATAAACGCTCTCTTCCCAGCGTCCACTTTCGGTAATTTTTGTCATATTACTCCCCGGAGTAGTGATAACCGCCGCTGAAATTGGCAACGCTGTTGTATTTAATGCTGTCGTCCGGCTCGTAATCGGCAGGGTAGACAGTGACGATATCGCCGTCATGCACAGAGACGGCGGAATAAATAAAGCCGCTGACCTCTGTCGCGATACTCAGTTGTGCAATGTGTCGGCTAACGGGTCTGGCATCACCGATCAACCGTTCAAGCTCACGGACAATTTCCTCCGTGATCCCGACCTCGTTCACGTCGATAGTGAGACGGAACGTGCCGAGCGGGTCGGCAACCTGCCACCATTCGGCGATTGACATTGAATAGCCCATGGCCTCAATCACGCGCCGGATGGCGGCGATCGTTCCTTTGCGGCGATGGATATAAAAGGCGTCTTTGACGGCCTTGCGCTTTTCCGCTGGCGTCCATTTCTCATCCCAGCGATCGACCGAAAAAGCCCAGGCCAGATAGGGCAGGAACTTGACCGGACAGCGGTCAGGGTTCCACAGGTCACGCAGTGGGGTATTTAGATCGCTGATGCCGGCGCAGGCTTGTGCCGCGCGTCGTTCAAGCGGGGTCGAACCGGACGGCAACAGGCTATTCATCGGAACCGCCGATCCGGATGCGGTAATCGGTACAGTTGGCCGCCTGAGTGCGGTCTAACACCACGTCAGCCAGGGGGGCCGCCAGTTCAACGCGTTGCACGCCCTGGGTATGCAGCGCCGCATAGATGGCCGACAGGCGAATATCGCGGCCTAGCCGGCGTTGCTCGTTGATGTAGCTTTTAAGGCGCAGTTTAGCATCGGCCATGATGGGTTCGATTGCCGGGCCGGGGTAAACGTACAGCGTGGCGTCGATCTGGTAATTGACGATCTGGGCGGATTGCACGGTCAACCGATCAGCCACCGGGCGGACTGCCTCGTCATTCAATGCGGCGCTGACGGTGGCCAACAGTTCGGGGGATGCGGTGCCGTCACCGTCGCGAGACAAAACGCTGATCGTGACTTCTGCCGGGGCGGGACTGATGGCCGAAGCATCCGCGACTTTACCGTCCGCACTTTGTGCATGAAACTCATACGCCCCGGTCGGGCCGGCGACGCTCATCCCTTCAAAGGCCGCCGGGATGCGCTGGCGGTAATCGGCGTCCGATTCCTTCACTTCCTCAACTGGCGGGATAGCTTCGTCATCTGCCGGGACGATCGTTAATCGTGGCGTGTTGTTGTTTGCACCAAGCTGTTCAAGGTCATTACCGATGGCGTAGGCCACCATGACCGCCTGCGCAGCTTCGTTGACGCGCTGGCGCAATAACATCTCCCGATAAGCTGACTCTTGCAGGATTTTGACGATCGGCTCGGATTCAAAACCCAATGTGCGGCGTACCGCCTCCCGTTCTTCTTCGGGATACAGACTGATTAACCGCTCTTTTCGTTCGGAAAATAGCGTCTCAAAATCCAATGCCTCAATGACATTGGGGCGGGGGAGTTGGCTCAGATCAATGGTGGCCATTATTGCCCCCTGACAGGTAATGAGAACTGGATACGCCCGGCGGTGTCCGTCCGGTTGCCGACCAAATCAACCACCATTTCCCCGTCAACGCTGGAAGCGAGATTGATCGCAGTGAGGGAAATGCGGGTTTCCCAGCGAAGAACCGCGCCATAAATGGCGGCCATCATCTGGAGGTTAAGCGCGGGGTTTTGTGGCTGATCAATCAGGGTCGATAGCTGCGAACCGTAGTCACGGCGCATGACACGACTACCGACAGGCGTGATCAAGATATCGCTGACCGATTGGCGGATGTGTTCGATCTCGCTGATAGCCTGGCCATCGTTACGGTTCATGCCGAGATACATCATGATGCTGGCCCCCCTGTGTTACCGCCGCCGTTCTGCACGTTGCCGTGATAATGGATGTGGATGATCACGCCGTTGGAATTAAAGCTGCCGCCGGTGTGGGTGATATTCCCGTACATTTCGCCGCCGTACTTGAGCAACAGTGAGCCGGCAATCAATTTATTGGTGCATTCCACGACGGGCGCATCCAGGGTGATCATCTGGCTGGCCGTCACCATCACGACGTTGGCGGTGGCGATGATTTTTTCAGATGCCTGAATATCGGCCTGTTTCATGCCCTTTGCCGTCAGCGTGCCGTTTTCAGGTTCGTACTCAATGACAGCGCCGTCGGGGAAATCCAGGCGAACAGCATCGGGTGACGCCGAGGCGGCGGGATACTGATCGGAAAATACGCCCGGCAGTACAAAGCCGGTGGTCAAATCACCGAAGATGCTCAGCACAATTACCTGTTCGCCAACCGATGGGGCAGACCAAAAGCGCACGCGACCGGCACGCAGCGTCAACCAGTTCAGCCAGTCGGTTTCATTTTTCCCGATTTTCACGCGGCACAGGCCTTTGGCCGTGTCCACTTCGGAGACGGTGCCAATGCGCACAATGTTAGCCAGGAGGCGTTTTAGTTCGGCGATGGATGCTTTCATGCTGCCAGTGTGCCGCGTGCGGGCGCGTGGGGCATTTTGTGTGCCTTGTGCCAGCGATGGCACAAGGCGGTGACGTGGTCAGAAAGGCGGGGTGATTATTTGGCGATGTGCGTCAACGCCAGATCCTTAATCCATTCAATATCGGCATCGGTGAAGCCCAACAACTGCCGGCGCGCATAGCGCACGGTGGGGCCGTCTGGGCTGACTTTATCCCGCAGGCCGTAATGGTGGACGGCGGATAAATTGGTCACACCGGGGGCAAACGTTACGGCGGCTTCATCGGTGTTGGATTCTGTTTTCATAAAACGCGCAGTGCGCAGCCGGGTAAACATCTTGCGGCGGATGCGCCCGTGCTTGTCCTGCCGTTTGTTTTTACGCGGTATGTACGGCGAACCGTCCGGGTTCTTCTGTTCCTGAATGTGCTTTTGCTGGCGCTGGCGCAGCTCTTTGGCCACCTGGCGGGTAAATACCTGGCGGGACTGCGGGGAAAGCTGCTGGAGCAATACGGACAGCGTTTCGTCCAGCGCCTGGAAGTCGCTTAAGCCGCCCATGCTGCCACCATGCGGCCTTCCATCCAGATTTCATAACTGCTGAGGTCGCTCGGCGGTGGCGGCGGTTCATCCACATGCCTGACGTTCAGCTTGCCGTTGTCCTCGCCGACGATCACACGTTCGGTCAGTTTCAGATCAATGCTGATATCCCGCGCGGCATTATTCAGGAAATCGGCTTCAAAGGTGAAGCCATCGCCGCGTTTATCCGGGTTGGCCATGATATCGGGCTGATGGGTACGCAACCAATGCAGGATGGGCACGATCAACAGATTGGCGTCATCGGCATAGCTGGTCACGATAAGGTTCAGCGTGTACTGATATTCAAAGGACAGCGACGGGGCCAGGGTGGAATAAATCACCCCTTTATCGATAAAAATGTGCAGACAATCGGGGTTTTGCTTCACATACTTTACGGAACCGCTCAGGGCCGCGCGAAGTGAGTCCGGTTTTAACATGATCGCTCCTACGGTTGCGCCAGGCAGACGTTGTGGATGTAGTCTTGCAGGCCCGCTATTTGGCTGTGGGCGGTTTCAATTCGCTTTCTGAGGGTGTAATAATCCCGTTGAGCGGCGTCAGTAAGTCGGGGGCCGTCTGCATCAGCCAGGCTGGCGGCGGAGGCGGTTGGGCATGTGGCGCTGAGCTGCAGCCGGCGACGGCCATCGGCAACATCACGCTGCAAACCATCAATTTTACTTTTCGCATCGGTTAATTCCCGGCTTCGGTTTTCGTCAATGGCGGCAACAGCACGCTGCGTTTTATTCTGCCAATCAATCTGGCGGGTTAGCTTACCGTTGGCATCCTGCAACGTGTCACGCACCTGGCGCAGCCCCTGATTGCTGTAGAACAGTAAGGCCAGCAGGCAGAGCAAAATCAGGACGATGACGGCAATCAGACGGGCCATTTTTGCCCCCAGGTGCAAACCTCATGCTCTATATCGCGGCGGTTCATCAGGCCTTTCCACGGTTTGCCGCCGGCGTAAATCCACTGGCGAAGGCCTGCACACGCGCCGGCTGTATCGCCTGCGTTCAGTTTGCGTAGCAGAGAAGAATGCTCAAAAGCGTAAACGCCCACGTTGTAGCTGAAACTGATTAGCGCGGCTTTTTGGTACTCCGTCGCCGGAACCTTTACCGACCGCTCAACCGAACGGGAAAAGGGGATCAGGTCTTTATCCAGCATGGCCTTGCATTGCGCCAGGCTGTAGCGCTTGCCGGGGTTAATATCGGCCCCGGTGTGGCCGTAGCAGACCGTCAACACGCCTGCGACGTCGCGATAAGGTTCAAGCCTGACGCCTTCCAGTTCGGGGATCATTAATGTGGCGATCGCCACTGCGCCAGTACCGGCAGCGCCAAGCAAACTTTTCCGCAAGGTAGATGACATCGCCATTATTCGGCCTCCTTACGGAACAGGCGGCGCTTTACTGGCGGTTCAGTGATGATCCCGGCGCTCACCCCTTTCTCATAGGCTTTGGTGCGCCGCCAGTCGAAATAGGTCTGCGTGAGATAAGTGATCAGGCCCAGGATAAAACCGCCGATCACCGCAACCTGATTCCAGTCCACATGGCGGAACCAGTCGACAAGACCGCCGGTGCAGAGTCCGCCGGCAATGCAGTAGTTAAGACCGGCGGCAAGTTTTTCCGTCATAATTTTCATTCTCCACCTCCCGCCCGCACGGGGTTAATCCCATAATTGAAGGGTTTGCACCGATGCGGCCTGAATGATATCCGGCATGTCTACCGGGCAACCGTGGGGCAGAATTGGCCCCCGATCGGCCAAGCCCGGATTGCTCAGCAATACCTGCTCGGTGACACCCTGTGTTTTGCCGTAATAGCGCTGGCACAGTGCATCAACGGTGTCGCCCTGGTGCGCATAGACTTTCATCAGATCAACTCAACCGTCATGCGTGGCAGCACCTGGCAATCATTAATGGCCCAATCCGCATCGCGGCGCAGGTCGTCAACGGTTGGCTCCAGCGATTCGGCCCGCTTGTTGCCTGAATTGGTGGCGTCAAAGCTGCGAAATCGCTCGGTCAGGCTGGCCTGCGTCAGACAAAACACCGCGCGGCGGTAAAGCTGTACGCGGGTGCTCTCATCATCCAGACGGTCGGCAGGAACCTGATCCAGCTCGCTATATCCCGCGCTTTGCTGCTGTTTTCGCCAGTTGGCCAGGCGATCGTTAACTTCATTGATGGCATTGCGGGCGGCTTCCAGCAGGCGCGGCTGTGTGATCGTGCCGTCCTGGCGCATATCTTCCCGGTACTGTTTCAGGTCGATATCCGGCCAGAAACCCGTATTTTTAATCACGGTGCTGACCGGTGGCGCAGGGGGAGGCGTCACATCAATTTCCAGATTGTTACCGGGTTTCTGGTCGCCCGGCACGGGTTCAATCGCTATGCTGACCATGTTTTTTCTCTGTGAGTCGGGCGGTGGACGGGAGCGTTGATGCGGTTAAAACCTGTCGCGGCTCCCGTGCCGCCCTCGCCGGGGGCGATTCGTTAACGTCCTGCCTGAATGAGTTTTTCCAGTTGCTTAATGTCAGATTTCACACCGGAATTCTCATCTTTCAGCAGGGCCTTTTTTAATGTGTCCAGGGCAAGCACGTTGTCACCGTCTTGACGCAGGGCATACCCTGCGAATTTATACAGCCGGGCTTTGACCTTGTCCGGCATATCCTGCCCTGTGAGCAACTGCTGAGCGCGGAGTAACTGCGCGGTATCCAGCGGCTTATTGGCCGTCATGCTGCGTTGTGCGGCGGCGGCCAACTCTTCGGCAATCAGGCAACCGGTAGAGCGTTCGAAGCCGTCCGGGGCAACCAAATCATGCTTGATGGCGTATTCACCGATATTCAGTGCGGTTTCCATGTCGCCCACGTCCAGCAACCAGACCAGCACGCGCATCAAAATGGCGTCCTGCCTGCCGGCATCACTTTGCAGCACACCGGCCACCCACGGCATGTATGTGGGGATCATGCTGCGTTTCAGTTCCGCCTTGGTGTCGTGGGACTCAACACTGCTCAGCCTGGCTAAATCCTGCTGCATCTTGAACAGCAGCAGGTCATAGTTGCCCAGGTGGCTCAGGCTGGCCGCCTCACTCAGCGAGGAGGATTGCTGCGCAGCGATATATTGCTTATGCCTGCGTGCCGGGCTGGTCATGGGTTAACCCTCCGTCGGTGCCGGTGCGGCTGGTTTCAGGATTTCGATGTTTTCGATCAGTGCGGCGCATTGGTAATCTTCCACCACATAGGCCTCGTTGACCGATTCGTAGTTTTCAATGCGATCGCGCTTCGGATTGTCGATGATGTGGCGGCGGCGGGTGCCGTCCTGCCAGTAAATAGACAAATTATCCAGACGGGTGATCAGAATGGTGTTATCCGGGAAGGAAGGGACGCGCACCGCCTGCAATCCACCGATGCGTTTTTGCGAGATAATGACGTCCGCCGCCAGCATTTCGCTGTTTTCCTGCTCTTTGTTGACGATCGGGAAGTATTTATCCGCCAGCAGGGAGCGCCCGACGATGGCGACCAACTCGGTATCGTCCTGGAACCAGGCGGCGATCAGTTCGTTGACGGCATCCATAACGAGGGCGTCCAGGTTGTGATAGTCGCCGGCTTTACCGATGCGGATTTTTTCTGACACGACAGCGCCCGCCTCATCCAAAATCTTTGACATCACTTGATCCGGCGCGCCTTTGCGGATTTTTTCCAGCCAACCAATATTCACGTCCTGCAACAGCTTGTTGACGGTGAAATCGGACGTTCTTGCACGTTTAGTTCCGTTCCAGCCGATCATGATGCGATCCAGCGCCTGACGTTTCACAATCTGGTTGCGAATTTTGACCTGGAAATCCTTGAATTTGGCCCATGAATCCAGTTTTGAATACTTCAATGCAGTATCAAAGTTGGTCTGGGTACACATGTAGCCTTGTTCATCCAGGCTGGTTGGATCGATGGGTTCACGGTCTTTTTCATCGGTATTGGTGGTGCTGGCAACCGGGCGATCAATCCCCAGGCCGATTTTGTCACCGCTTTGTTCATCAACCGGGACAATATTGATTGTTTTCAGAAAACCGCTGCTTTCCTGGATTTTTTCTTCCAGGGTTTGGCTGACGGATGGCTCCACGGTGAACTTTGCCGCTACATCCAGGGCATCAATGCCGTTGATGTTTGCAATCTGGTTCACATACTTCTTGTACTGCTCACGGGTTACCTTTCTCATTTCTCTTTTCCTTTAATCGGCTAGAACGGTGCTATCACCGCCTGTAATTGATTGCTTAACAGTCGGTTAGCTCGGCGCTTTCGCCACCCGTTGACAGTTCGCGACGCTTGTCACTGCGGTCGGTGGTGCTGAGTTTGGTTTCCAGTGTGGAAAATGCCGTCTCGCTGGCGGTCAGTCGGTCTGTCAGCTTTTGAATGGTGTCTTTCATGCCATCCAGGCCGGAAAGTTTCTCTTCGACCTGCTGCTGCCTTTCGGCGACCAACTCCACGGCCTGGTGAACATCGATAAAGCGCGCATCATCAGAGGCCTGCCGTTTGCTGAACATGGCTTTAATGCTGGCGAGCAGGTTCGGCTTTTCGGTTTCCGGCGTTTCGAATTCGAGGGTGGTTTCTTCTGCGGCAGAGAAAAACAGACCTTGCTGCGCCAGGTGATTTGAGCTGAATTTCATTGCTTCACTGCCGAGTGATGCAGGGTTATCCGTGAACGCGAGACCGGTCAGATAGGCTTTGTTGGTATCTGCGAATTTTTCGTAATACTCAATGCTGGTGAAAATTTTCTGACGCTTATTGTTCAACTCCACTAGGCCATCCGTTGCATCAACCTTGGCGTAGAGCGCCAACTTACCTTTCAGCGGGCCATCGTTGATTTCACCGGTACTCAGGGACAGCACATCGCCATAAGCACAGAAGGTGCTGTCAGGGAAAATGCTCAGGTAATGCTCAAGGTTGACGCGTGCCGGTTTGAATTGCTGATTATAGGTTTCGGCTATCTCTTTGATGTGCTGGCGCTGGATCTGACGGCCATCACTGGTGGCCCCCTCGACGGCGACACGGAAAGATTTTAAAATTGGCATTGGATAAGCCCCGATCATGTAAGCGAATGTGGCCGGTGTTGGCCGTGTTTGGCTTATGGTGGCCGGGGGCTGGAATGGGGACAATGCAGCGGCCTTGTGTGGTCAATGGCACAAGGCGCATTAAGGGTGTTGGCGGTGGCGCGTAGGTAGCCTTTCGGCATTGAAACGTTGAAATTCAGGCTGATTACGCATGAGTGCTATTACTATCAGTGCCGATTTGGATCCCCGTCGTCAAGCGATGTATCTCTATTGGCAAGGGCTGCGAGTGGCCCGCATCGCCGAGATGATCGGGGAGAAGCCCGTCACGGTACACAGTTGGAAACGTCGCGACAAGTGGGACGATTACGGCCCACTCGATCAAATGCAGATCACGACCGCCGCCCGGTATTGCCAACTGATTCTAAAGCCGGAGAAGGAAGGGCGCGACCTCAAAGAAATTGACCTGTTGGCCCGGCAGGCTGAGCGACACGCCCGCATAGGGAAATACAACGACGGCGGGAATGAGACAGTTCTTAACCCCAATATTGCCGCCCGTAACGCTGGCCCGCGTAAGCGCACACAGAAAAATGCCTTTACGGATGAGCAACACACCCGGCTGAAAGAAATCTTTCTTGAACAGATGTTTGAGTATCAGCGCAGTTGGTATCAGGCCGGGCTGTCGAAAGAATTCCGCATCCGCAACATTCTGAAAAGTCGCCAGATTGGCGCAACCTACTATTTTGCCCGCGAATCCCTGATCGACGCCCTGGACACGGGCCGCAATCAGATGTTTGTTTCTGCCTCGAAAGCGCAGGCGCACCAGTTCAAAAACTACATCATGGCGTTTGCGCAGGAGGTTGATGTTGAGCTGCGCGGGGAAACTATCATTCTGCCAAATGCGGCGGAAATGCACTTCCTAGGCACCAACTCCAACACCGCACAGGGGCGACCGGGCAACCTGTATCTGGATGAATATTTCTGGATCCCGGGCTTTAAGAAGTTGCGCCGGGCCGCATCGGGTATGGCGTCGCAAACACGCTACCGTTCCACCTACTTTTCCACCCCGTCCAGCATGACCCATGAAGCCTATTCATTCTGGAATGGCACGCTGTTTAACAAGGGTAAGTCGAAGGACAGACGCCGGGAAATTGACGTTAGCTATAAACGCCTGGCCAGCGGCCTGCTCTGTGAAGATAAGCAGTTTCGCCAGATTGTCACCATTGAGGATGCGTTACGCGGGGGCTGTGACCTGTTTGATCTGGATGAGCTGCGCGAAGAGAACAGCGATGAAGATTTTGAAAACCTGTTTATGTGCAACTTCATTGACGATACCGCGTCAGTGTTCCCGATGGGGGAAATGCAGCGGTGCATGGTCGACAGTTGGGAGCATTGGACTGACGTTAAACCCTTCGCATTGCGCCCGGTGGCGGCACGGGAAGTCTGGATCGGTTATGACCCGGCCAGTTCTGAAAACGGTGACAGCGCCGGCTGTGCGGTCATCCTGCCGCCACTGATTGCGGGCGGCAAGTTCCGCGTGCTGGAGCGCCATCAATGGCGCGGCATGGATTTTTCCGCCCAGGCCAAAAATATCAAATCGCTGACCGAGCGCTACAACGTGACCTATATCGGCATCGATAACACCGGCCTTGGCCGTGCGGTATCGCAATTGGTGCGCCAGTTCTTCCCGGCGGTCAACGCCATCAACTACAGCCTGGAAATGAAAACTGACCTGGTGCTGAAAGCCCGCGACGTGATCCGCTCTGGCCGCCTGGAGTTCGACGCCGGCGCGCTGGATATCGCCCAGGCGTTTATGTCCATCCGCAAGCAGATGACCGCAACGGGCCGGCGGGCAACCTATGTCACCAGCCGCGCCGAAGGCGTCAGCCACGGTGATGTGGCTTGGGCGGTAATGCATGCCTTATTCAACGAACCGCTCGAAGGGGCAACCGGTAGCAATACAGGTTTTATGGAGATTTTTTAAATGAGCAAACGCAACCGGGGCCACAAAAATACCCAGCCGATCATGCAGAAAGAAAGCGGCGCGCAGCATGTTGAGGCGTTTACCTTCGGCGACCCTATCCCGATGCTGGATCGGCGTGAAATCCTGGACTATCTGGAATGCAGCATTGTTGACCGTTGGTATGAGCCGCCGATCTCATTTAGTGGCCTGGCGAAGACGTTCCGCGCAGCAGTGCATCACAGTTCACCGATCACCATGAAGCGCAATATTTTGGTGAGCATGTTCAAGCCGCACCGGTTGCTGTCAAAGCAGGATTTTAGCCGCTATGCGCAGGATTTTATGGTGTTCGGCAACAGTTTTATTGAGGGGCGCTATAACCGGTTGGGCGGCCTGATGAAGCTGGCCCCCAGCCTGGCGAAATACACCCGCCGTGGGGTAGAAACGGATTCTTACTGGTTCGTGCAATCGTGGATGGAGCCGCACCAGTTTGCGGAGGGTTCTATTTTTCACCTGATGGATCCTGACATTAACCAGGAGATTTACGGCGTTCCTGAATACCTTTCCTCACTTAACTCCATCTGGCTGAACGAGGCGGCGACGCTGTTTCGCCGGAAATACTACCTTAACGGCAGCCATGCCGGGTTTATCCTGTACATGAACGATGCGGCGCACAAGCAGGAGGATATCGATAACCTGCGCAAAGCGCTGAAAGAGTCAAAAGGGCCGGGTAACTTCCGCAACCTGTTTATGTATGCCCCTGGCGGTAAGCCGGACGGGTTACAACTGATCCCTCTGGCCGAGGTCGCGGCAAAGGACGAGTTTTTGAACATCAAAAACGTCACGCGTGATGATCAGCTTGCCGCCCAGCGCACACCGCCGCAACTGATGGGGATTTTACCGAACAATACCGGTGGTTTTGGTGATGTTGAGAAAGCCGCACGGGTTTTTGCGATTAACGAGCTGGCCCCCTTGCAGGAAAGGCTATGCGAACTTAACGAGTGGGCAGGGGAAGAGGTGATCAGCTTCAAGCCTTATGAACTGCTGAAAACAGATGTATGAACAATGACTTAGTAAATACACTGACTCATACCTAGTATGATATTTTTAATGGCTGAGCCAAACTCGACTTGGTAGCTTGCTTTTGCCAAAAATGGGCGTAACTAATATCAGGGGGTACAAGTGCGTCAGAAATTCTGCTGGTTGCAAAAAGATGCAACCAGCCTGAAGATAGTTATTCGTGATTATGGTGGGCTAATAATTTTGACAGAACGACAAACAGTATATACAACCCAAGAGATAATTTAAATTACATGCTTGTAGAAATAAACCAATCAGATGAAGTCCATGTGGTAAAGATTTATCATTTTATCTCAGGTGTTGTTATAACAATTGAACTGTCAATGTACATTTTTCTGGCTTGATTCTTGTCGAATTTCATTATTCGTGCAAGGGTGAAAAGATCTACTTCCTTACATCTAACTAATGATTTTTCATATGCTGGTGACTGATTAATATAGTTCTGGAGGTAAACGTAATTATTGAGATATTTCTTTTTTAATGGTTCAGAAGCTTTTTTAGGGAAATTAATCAAGAAATCGTTTATCGTGAGTAAGAGATCATCAACTAATGTTATTAATTTTTCTGTTAAATCAATATATTTCATAACTAGGCTTTCTTCTAGTAATTTCATAATGTCATTTGTTTTTATCTCACCTCTGGGACCTGCGCTAGGAAGTAACGATGCTACTTGTCTTTTTACTTCCTCGTCAAGTTTATTTCTGAGAGTTAAAATCTCAACAAACATATTATAGTTTGAGTATGTGGCAACAAATGAGGCTATGTTCATCCACGGATGCTTTTCAATATCTACGTTGCTCGCGTGTAAAAGCTGTACAAGTTCGTTTGATTTGAAATTTACAGTTTCAATTCTTATCGGCATTGTTGGAACATTTAAAGCACGTTGCATAGGGTGAAATTCTATGTCATCACAATAATTTTGTTTAATCGCAATCAAGTTTGATTGCATATTCTGCATTTGCAGAGTAATTGTATTGAGTGAATCAGCTTTCGCACGTTCGTTTCTAGATGCTTCTTGGAATTGATATCCCCGGATAGCGATGAGGTATGCAGTTATAGCAGAGAGAATGACAACGAAAACAGGCATCACATAATCTTTGAACAGATTTGTTTGGCTAGCAGCATCAACTACATCTGTAAGATGGTTTAAAGCAATCACAATCGAGTAATGATCGAACGTTTTCATGATTTCATCCTTAAGGGGGGGGACGTGATTTTATCCTTATTTAGTCCATCAAACCAGTGCAAGTATTGGTTTGCTTTTTGTTCTGATAGCGTGAGTGATTTTTTTGGGGGGGGATCCTTGATTCCTTGCAAGGCAGAAATCATAATGTATGGAAGGGCAGAGTTTATTAAAAATGCTAGATGTGTGTAATTTATATGGTGCTCTCCTTTTAAAAACCAAAGAAAAATACTGGAGGGGTAGTGTAAATTTTGCTCTTAACCGACGGGTGAATATAATCTCGGCCACTTAACAATATCAGGTTGGCCTTGGGCTAACACATGTTAGGTTAGGTTGTTCTATTACCAGTGCTAAATTTAATCGATGAAAGATGGTATTTTTAATTTTCATGCGCGACTATTAATATGAATTCATATCTTCGTGTCTCTATGACATGTCACACGACTATTGAAAATAAAATTGTGACGTGGCAGGATAGCTTCACGTCGTCCGGTATGTCCAGTGCTGGCACCCTTCTTTAAAACGTGCTTTTATCGGGATCGACCCGTATTTTAAATAAAAAAACACTGCATATCTTAAGTGCAATGATTCGCATACTTTTCTACATACCTAATCATCCTCTAAAGGCACAACCAGCAAGGTTTTGACCTGTTTTCCCTACAGCATAAAAAGTGAACTATTAAGTATGCAGCGCTGAGGCGGGGGGGACGGCACGGATTAGGATCGATATAGATCTTTTCATCTCGCCCGGGTTGCACAAAATTCTTCCCCTATCACGTGGTCGTAACCGCGCATAGGATCTGTTTTTTCGTGTGATCGGATGATGAGTAAACGCCTCACTATCGAGCTTAGAGGCGTTTATTTATGCGGGATGTTTTTTGGGAGTAGATTGGTATTTATTTTGAAACATGGGAATGTTTGATTTTCTGATCAGAAACTAAGCTATTTTTTTTCTTGCGTCTATAATAAAAGCTACTGGGTTTTCATTTTTTAGTTTAACTATTTCATTTCCTCGAAGTTTAATCTCTATCCCAAATTGCAACAATTCTGCTGTTATTGCTGCAAAAGATAAGCCTGTCATGATATTTGGAACTTCAATTCCTTTTAAACGCATAATCGCGGCTGCAACTCCTAAGGTTACAGCTGTTTTCGTAGCTGATGAGTTTTTTATCTGTGATATATAGGATGATATTGTTTTTAATCCCATAGCCTTGGATGCTTGTTCGTACTGTTCGATTCGTCTATGCATATCATCGTCTATATAATCTAGGCTTTTTCCTGAATAGTTACTATGCATCATTATTTTTAGATTTCTAAAGCTTTTTCTTAAATTAGGGTCATCTCTTATCTCCATAATCTGCTCCCATGATGTTTCTTTGGTATCAATTAGATTGAGATTCAATAATGTTATTTGGATATCTTGATGTTGTTCATTTTCATTTTCTTTCTTCATTGATTTTGGAAAGCTGTAACTAAATTTGTTTATTCCCATGTAGTTACAGAAATCCAGCAAAATATTCTGTGGTTTATTATCTATTTCCGTTATTAGCTTGTCCGTTTTAATTGCTTCTGTCATTAGGTGTTGTTGTATTTGGTGCCGTTCATTCATCACGTAACTTGGATTGAAAAATAATTGCGGATGATTTTTTATTAAATCATATTGCAATGCTCTAGTTGTCTCATAAAGACTGTTTATGATGTTTTTCTTTGAATTACCCCCCATGTATCCCATCTCATACCCCAAGAGCAAATCTAAAATAATATCCATTTTATCATGAAGATTTGACCGTAACTGTTCTATTCTGTCGCTCATGAAGTCAGATGATGAATATGAATTGGTGAGCGGTTTGTCTTCATATTTAATTAGTTCTATTGTATTAATTGGTATGACTTTTTCAAAATAGATTGCTGCTTGTTTTAAATCTCCAAGGCAGATGACTGCATTTGTTTTTTCATACTCATCGTTCATGTTTTCACCATTATTTTTTGGATTTCAGTATATTAACCATGTTTTGTACATCAGGCCAAGTTTGTGTTGGTGTTCTCTTGGAGTTTATATCTTTTCAGATATTATATAAACCTGCAAATGCTACATCAGTTGTTATGAAAAAATAATTATATCTATGTTTATTATTTAATTTTAATATAGTTAGGTCGTTTTGCTAAATTTTAAGCATCAGCTTTTTGTAACCTGCTGTCTGCCAACACTGTGAGTCACCTTGCAGGCAGCAGCCGGCTAGATCACCTGGTAAAGTATCCCAACACTTCCCGCAACTGCTCTTCCGCAACTCGGCCATCTGCTTATGCAGTAATCTGTTATCTTGCCGAATTAGCCCGATCAGGTATTCTGCTACCTCGTAAGGTTCCCGTGCTATCCGGCGCTGCTGGCAACCTTCCAAAATCATCGCCATTTCCTGGCTGTCTACGCGCAGGGTGATCGTGGTGATGCCGTTCGCCTTGTCACGCTGGCGCTGGGCGCGTTTACGTTCTGTCGATGTGGTCATGTTGTTCCTCCGATTTCTGTTTCGCTGCTTCTTTTCTCAGGTGGTCACCAACCAGGCGTGTTTGTTCTGGTATCTGCTGATGCCATAGCGCAGTGAGTCGCGTCAGCGCGGTAGTAGCTGCCGGCGTTGTTTGCTGATACAGACAACCGTCGGCCCGTGCCCGGTAGCGCTGACCGTCGATAGTGACCGTTGCACCCCTGGCCACTGATTTCAGAATGCAGGCATCCAGACTGAAACCGATGGACTCGGCGAAGCTGCCGATCTGGAGTTCCAGCTTGCTGAGTGATCTTTTGATTGTGTTAATGCCAACGCTGGCCGTACATGGCCGTTGATTTTCAGCCTCTTGCCCATCATCCAAACTGAAATAAGCCAGCGCACGCTGTTCTTGCTCGTGGCGCACTTGCTCTCGCCACCGCTTAATGCTGGCCATGTCTGGCAGTATCGACCTTATTGGTGGCAGATCTAGCCCCTCGTCTGGCAATGCGAAGCCCTCGGCGACGGCCATAAATGGATTTTTTACGGGTTCTGGCGATGCGCTGCGTATTCGCCGGAGCAACAACCGCCGTTCTTTATCGGTTATTCGATCAAAATCGAGGTTTTCAGGTGGTGGCGGTGGTTCCTGAACCTGTTTGGTTCTTAACCTTCCAAGCGATACCGTACAGTTATTGACAGAACTCCGAGAGGGCGCAGACGCGCCCTTAACGTCAACGGCCAGGTCAACGGCACGGGCCGGAACGAACTTCCATTCCTTCGTGCGGGTGATAATTGGGGTATCCATCCCAACCGGGGGAGAAAACACACCCCGTATCCGGATCACGTCTTCGCCATAGTCGTTAGTGGCTTCTGCCGGCTCGTAGTAGGAGCGAACGATCAGATCGTCACGTCGGACAAAAGGGCCACCCTGGGCGTTGACGTATTCAGCCCAACGGCCATCGTCGGCTGCATCATGCACAGCGGCAAATTCGACACTCAGGCCAAGTGCGGTTTCATGGTCAGCCATGCGGCGCAATTCGCGGTAGACCGTCACCGGCGCGCCGCCTATAAACTGAAACTGTCGGATACGCCAGCGGGCGGCCCAGGCGGATACCGCCGGGGCAACCTCTTTCAGCTCTTTGCCGCTGTCGTCGTCCAGTTCGCCATCAAGTGCGTAACCGTCGATGTTCTTTGAGATGTATTTGGCGATGTACCCGGTGGCGCTGCCTTTTTCCGGATCTATGGCTTCGGCGTGGAAACGGGCTTTTCTTGAGCGTTCGCTGTAAAGCTCGTCAGTGTCTTCCGCACAGGCATAAGCGCGCAGGATATCGCGCACCTGGTCAACTACCTCGGGCCGCATGAATAGCAGCATATGCCAGTGAGGCGTGCCGTCACCGTGCGGCTCAGCCACACGGATCCCGAAGATACGGAACCCTTTACGATGTAGCTTGGCGCGTGCGCGTTCCCACACATTACGCAGATAGCGCTGCGTTTCGTCCGGGCTGGCCCCACACCATTTCCGATTGCGGTGGCCATGTCTGTTGGTGGCATGGAAGCGGGAAGGGGCTGTCAGGGTGTAAAACTCCCCCACGAACCCCATTTCGTTGCAGATATCCTCAAAACCACGAATGCGGTTCATCAGCTCGCACCGGCGAATGGCTGGATTTGCAACACTGTGATCGTACTTGTCGATCAGCGAAATGCGGTTGCCTTCATCGTCTTCCAGCTCCATCGATTTTAAGAATTCACGGGTGCGGCGTTTCTGCTCCCGCCAATCGCTGACGGTTGGCCGGCTGGCATAGGGCGTCGCTTTTTTGCTGACGTGACCGATAGCTATATGCAGGTGTTCTTTCCAGCGGTCAGAATGGCGTCGCAAACGGCGCAGCCACCAATCTTCTGACATCATGCGCATGACTGCCGGTGAGGTGTTCTCCACTGTCATTTTCCAGCAGGCCACCTGGTAGGTTTCCCACAGTGGCGGCTTTTGCTTAAACCTGCGGGTGAGTGCGGCAGCCCCTTTATATAGCGCCATGACGTTCAATAATTCAGAAGACCGGCTAGTCTCTTCATCGATTACGCTCAGTTCTTGCTTGATGACAGCGGCGATATCTTTCGCCAGCAGTTCAATATCAGCGCGCCCGGCGTCCGGCAGATGGTTAAAGCGGTGGCACAGGGCGGCATCGCTGTTGTTATTGGAAGCGCGGTATTTATCACTAACGAGATCAAGCCGTGGCAATACGCGCTCAACAAAGTTTTTCGTCAAGTACGCATTGCCCCGGCGGATGCCCTGGGATTCTTCCAGCTTGTTGATGTGGTAGCGCACATCGCGTTGGATCAGCTGTGGTTGTTGTTCTAACAGATGGTGTGCGCGCAGGGTGGCGGCGATCTGCTCCTCGGTCTGTTTATCGATCTCGACCGGTCGGTTCAGCGACGGATCGATAACCGGGAGCGGAGCATTCCATGAGAATGCCCACTCACAAGCAGGCGCGCCGCTGCCAGGGTATGGCAGCGGTGGGGTGGGAGCGTGACGGCAACCGGAATTTCTAGCCATGCATGGTGGCCTGGTGCTTTACCAACGTGAATTTGATCAAAGCTTCTTCCTCACGCTGATTGTTTCACCCGGGCCGATCATCCTTGTAATCTCCACGAGATTTTCAGCTCGGTACTGCTTACCGTTTTGCATCATCACGAAATACTGCCCCTCATTAGTTGTTGAAGGGTGGAGGTAAGCGACGTCTTTTTGTTGAACAACAAAATCGCGAGAATTACAGTTGAATGTAAAAACGCCAGTTGGCGCGGCACAGGAGTGTGTTTTCATACGGGCGTCACTCGGTACTACTCGGTTTGATTTTTTGCATCCAGCCAGCGTTAACATCCTCATTTCGTGGTGAGGACCTCCCCTGGAACTTCATATGCTGGGATTTGGCTTCACGTATTGCTTGGCAATGCACACAGGTAGTGACGCCATGAATTAGGCGTCTGCGAGGTTCAGGAATAGATGAGCCACATTCTTCGCAGTGAAGTGCCGAAGGCCCGCAAGGCTGTGAGCGAGCGTTTTTGATTAGAGCGTCAAGAATTAGCTGATGCCGTTCCTGTGCCATGTCGATTTGATCCGCCATCAGGCATCCTTAGTGGTAGTTGCGTTCTTCTGGTTGCATACACTGGCGGTTAAATACCCGGCAGAACTTGCAATAGCGGTAGATAAATAAGCCAACCAGACCAAAGGCGATAACAGCCCAGATGCTGGCTATAGTGATGGCCAGGCCTAAACCCGTCATTTTCGGTACTCCACGTTGTAAGTTTCGTGAGTCATTAACCGCCAATCTTTGCCACCGTTTTTACTCAGCAAGCGCCAGCGATAACCGATATCTATTTTTAGGTAGCCGTGTGGCTTAATACGGCGAAACACTCGATTGCCTTGGCGAAACTGAGCTAATAAAGAAATGGCTTTGCGGTAGACGTCAGGTTTGGCAGGGGTGCCAGCAAGCGTTATCACAGTGCGGCCCCCTGAGATTTACTGGCCCCAACATTTTGACGGGCGCTTATCCAGCTTTTCAGCATGGAAAGAATTTGATCGCGGGAAGCATTGTCGGCTTCCAAACGTTCAACCCGAGTGCTCAACAGCTCCAACAGTTGTAGCCGCGATGCACGGCGGGCTTCTGTTAGTAATTCCATTAACGCAACATCGTTCATAAAACCCCCTGAATTCAGGATGTAGGAAACCCGCCACCAGAAGGCAGCATTTGTTATTTCGAGTGGTTTATATATTTCAGTAAGCAACTAATATATGCCGGTTTTTACCCATGCCGGCTCATGCTGAAGGTAATTACCCGATATATGCAGCCCATTCTTTTATAAGGGCGCGATCGGATGCTTATTACCTATCTGAGAGCGCACCCCACGACGCCTATCGCCCACACGTTAATGGAAGGGATGCGCTCTCAGATAGAGCCGGGCAACCCGGCAATCAGGCGAAACGCTGTGTTTCGCGTGGGGATGGGATATCGCCATTGTTGCAACGTGACACCAAGCTATCGATCACCGCAGCAGCCACTCCATCACCTGCGGCTTCCGCGGCACTAAATAAGCCAGTGAGGCCAACACTCAAACGGAATACATGGTCATTCAGTGAAACAGCCCGCACTACCGGGGCGATAGCGCTGGCTGCGCTGATGTTGGCAGCCTTTGTGTGGTACTGCGTCAGCAGATCGTCGACCAAAATGGTGTAAGCCTGTTTCATGCTGCCACCTGTTGTTGTGCGTGAAGTTTGTCGATGTAATCCGTTGCCAGTGCCTGTGCATCGAACAGGCCGTAAGACTGATCGCCTTGGCTTATCTCATACCTGGCGCAAAGCGTTACAACAGTGCGCGGACGGCGAGTAATAACAAAACCGCGATAGCGTGATGAATTACGACTAATTTTGGTGATGGCATGTTCGCTTGGTCGCATTTTTCTGCCTCAACTCATTTGTTCAACAAATTTCTCAGCGTGACGCTTGGCATTCAGATAGATGGCGTACAGGTTTACGCGACGTTTTGCGCCTGGCCGTGCTTGCAATATAGGCAGAGCACCAGTGTCCGCCTGAGTACGGATTGTTTGCTTGTTTTTCCCGATGCGCATGGCGTAGTCAGAGATCGACTCTTCCAACAGATCACCAAATGGATAATCAGCCGGCAGTTGGTTTTCCCTTACCCCAATCACCTTTTTTTGTCGGTTTTTGTTCATAATGATACCCTTTGAGATCACGCTGTTTTCTATTGTATAGGGTACGTATCCGTACCATTAACTGAATTATGGGTACAAATAATTACCATGTCAACCAACATAGGTTCAAAAATTCGTGAGATCCGTGAGGCTGAAGGATTAAGTCGAGAAGAATTTTCAGTATTAACGGGGGTTCCCGCAGGCAATTTGAAGCGATACGAAACAGATCGCATCAAGAGTGTTGGAAGTGAGTTTCTCTTAATGATCACCCAGCATCAGCGCTTCAAAAAATATGCAATGTGGTTGGTGACAGGGGATGTCGCGCCGGAAATCGGACAGATTTCACCTGCTCTCTCCCCTGATGGGCCCGAAAGCACATCCAACTTCCGAAGAGGGCAGAGGGCTGGATAATTGCTTGGCGTATAAGGAATTCTTGGGGTAAGGGCGGAATTTGTTTCGAAAGGAATCTTTGGGATGAGTATTAAAATTAATCAGGGTGAAGGCGTTAACTAGAGTGAGTTTTAGGCATAACTTTTGTATCGATCGTTGACTGGGCTTTGTTACCTATCGTCTTCAAACAGTGGAGAGGATGGTTTGGTTAGATCGCTTTTAGTCAGGAATGTTACCCCACTATCCGGCAGTGTCCACTCAGTGGTATCTAAGATCTTATTTTTTGGATGACGATCGGATGGTGACAGATTGAACTTAATAACTAGGTTTTTCCCGAAGAGAAGCGTTATAGCGCCAAAAAATAGCGGTTCAAGCAGCTTTACTCTTTGAATGAACGATAAATTTTCAGCGAGGATGAACAGTCTCATGTCTATACTCCGTTGCTTTTCTGATAGCAATAGTGTAACCGAATTGAAAAACGATTTCGATGGAGCTGGGGTGCAGGTTGAACGCAGCTCATTACATTTCTCTACTATTCACACAGAGTATGTAGAAATAATTCTCCCCTTAGCAACCGGTGTTATTGGTGTGCTGGTTGCTTTTATCAAGCGAGGGAAAAAATTTCGGGTTGAGTACTTCGAAAATGGCCAAATAAAAATGGTTGATTCATCCAACACTTCGCCGGAGGAGATAGCATCAGTGCTCGAGAAACTCAGTGAGCAACGCTCTGATCCAGCCAAAACAGACCTATGAGTATTAAATCGCTCGGCGCTGAAGGCTATATGGTGGACGTGCGTCCCCAGGGGCGGACGGGTAAGCGTGTTCGCAAGAAATTTAAAACTAAGTCCGAGGCGCAACAATATGAACGTTGGGTTATTGCGACGCAAAATAATAAAGACTGGGTAGACAAACCAGCCGACCAACGGCCCTTAACGGAATTGATAAACCTTTGGTTTAAGCATCACGGCCAGAACCTAAAAGATGGCGTGAAGATAGAGCATAAATTGCAGGTGATGGCGGCCAAAATGGGCAACCCGAAGGCTTGCCAGATCACCCGGCCTTTCTTTTCCGATTATCGTGTACTCCGCCTCGCGGAAGGAAGAAAGGCAAAGACCGTCAATCTCGATCAGGAAAAGCTTGGCGGCGTGTATTCCGTTCTCATTGAGCTGGGGCTTTATCACGGAGAGCACCCGCTCAAAGAGATGAAAAAAATTAAGCTGCCGGATCAGGAAATGGGTTTTCTGACCCATGACGAAATTCAGCAACTGTTAGGCCAGTTGGAAGGCGACCACCTAAAAGCCGTAAAGCTTTGCCTGGCAACGGGCGCACGCTGGGGGGAAGTGGTCAAACTTCGGCGGGAAGAAGTGATCGGCAGTAAGGCGACTTACCTCAACACCAAGAACAGCAAAAATAGAACTGTCCCGATCTCAATTGAACTTTGCAAAGAGATTACCGCTGGTATCAAGGCTGGGCCGTTATTTACCGATCTCAATTATCCCTATGTGAGGACGCGTATCAAAGAGGTTGCTCCTGGCTTGCCAGCAGGGCAGGCCGTTCATGTTCTGCGCCATACCTTTGCCAGTCACTTCATGATGAACGGCGGCAACATTCTGGCACTGCAACGAATTTTAGGACACTCAAGTATTTTACAAACAATGGTTTATGCACACTTTGCGCCGGATTACCTGGAAGACGCGGTGAGATTTAACCCACTTGTAAACGTAAAGGAAAGCGTTATCCATGCCTGATAATATTGAAGTGTCTAAAGAAGGCTTGTATGTATCCACAATTCCGGGGGAGAACGTTTGGTTGTTGTTGATGTAAAAGTGGTTGAGGATAGGGTGGATTGATTATGCGCATCGTCAAAATGATGGAGAAAATGGAAGTCGAGGATGGTGGCATGGGTTCGCAAAAACTTCGCGAACTGATGAGTTTTCATCTGAAGATGGGAAAAACCGAAGAAGAAACCATGATCCTGGTTGCGGATAGAGCTGAAGAAGTCCGCATCATGCAAGGCAATTCTAGGCAACAAGAAATTGATCAGGCGATGGTTTATATGTGGCAGCGTTATCGTGACCGCTGGCCGATTGTCGTTGCACATAAAGCGCATAGCCAATCCGGCATGACTCACTTTTACTATTCCGAACCCGATGGCATTAAAGCCCCTCCCTTTTGGGCCTTCTTTATCGTTAATGGCAAATTCATTTTATCCCGTATTTATTTGGGTGGAGTAGGGAAGATCGCCTTCAGCCGTGAGGAAATGTTGGCCAAGTTTCCCCCGAAGCCCTCTGAAAATGCCGCAGGGCAGATAGCTGGTTATATTCATAAAAATCCAGACCCGAAGCATCAGATCGATCCTGTATTGGTTCGTCGGTTGTATTCCGGTGCAGATTTCCAGCCTTTTGCCAGTGTCCGGGATGCATTCGAAACACTGAGGATTGGCGTCGATGCCGAAGCACGAAAATTCCGCCGCGTTCTGAAGCAAGAAGACCGCGCTTTCTGGCCGCAGGCCAATCCCGAATGGGAATTCCTGCTCAAATATCCGCGTAATACTGAGCGTGAGCTGGTTCAGGATCGCGCCCATGAAGATGGCGCAATAACGCAGACTCGTATTCGTAAAAATCAAGACGAGTTCAGACAAGATGTGGCTTATAACTGTTATGGGATCTGTGTATTGACTGGGGCCAGCGATCTCCGTTGCGAAGCTGCGCATCTGGTTCCCCATGCGTGCAAAGGCGGAGCCAGCTATCTTAATGGTATTTTCCTGCGCCGTGATCTTCATAAATTGTTCGATGATAATCTTTGCGTTATCGACCCAGTCACGATGGAAATGATCTTTTGTGATGCTGTACTTGCAAGCGACCCTGACCTTCGCCCCCTCCACCGGCGCAAAGTTGTAACACGTAATCCCCTCAAGGCTGAAAACCTTTATAATCGTTGGGAAATCTATAGAGCAGGAAGTGCTTAATGGGGTTCACTCGGAAAACGGAAGATATACCACATTAAGCCTGTTTTTTGAGCAGTAAGAAGTTGCTAGACAGCTCAACGAAAGGTTGTAGTGGCATAGTAAATTTGGCCATCTAAAAAAGGTGGGCTAGGTCCGCTTCTGGCACAGGACTAGCTTGTTAGCTTAGATTAAGCTCTGTACTGTGACAATGTCAGCCCAAGTCTGAGCTAATACAGCTAAGGGCATGATCCACAAATTGACCCAAACACCCACGCTATACCCATTTTAGGCAGGCAGTTACAAGTAGCTAACTCACTGATATTGCTGTAACTGATTGTTTTTATTCGCGCTAATATGGCGGCGAAAGCCTCCCTTTTTTATTGGCTTTTAAATAAATCTCTGAAGGCCATTTTCTACCAACGTGGTGTAACCCCGTCGGGATGATTGCATGTGGCAGTGCCAACAAAGATAATGGTTTTACTTCAATGAGTAGGTGATCTGCCAGAAGGATTTTGGAGCGTGAAAAAGTATTCTTATCCTTTTCTCTTTTCTGCGACCATCGCTTTTTTAGGGTTGGTGTATGGAGTGATGTGGTGGCATAGAGAGGTTTACCGCATTACTTTTCTCAGTGTCTCGACAACGCGCTATATGATCGTTGCAGCGATGATACTGGCTTTGTTTATTTCAATTTACGTTATTGGCCGTGGCGCCGTAAAAAGCAATAAGCACATTGATTATCTCAAGTTTTATGGCGGGGCCTGCATTGTTTTGTTCTTTGTCTTTGCTATGGCATTAATCACCATGACCTACCTGCTGCCAGGGCCGGTAGTGACCTACACGGCGGCTTACTCTTATGCTGAAGGCAGCAGGAAAAGTTGTTCTGGCGCCGATGTTGACGATCCGGACCTGGGGACGAACATAAGAATATGTCATCCAGCGGGTAACTATGCGTTCGATAACGAGATCTTTGTAGAGAAGAGAAACAATGCCCTTGGTTCGGTAGTCATGTATGCAATGACTTCCCCTTAGCACTGCTGGTCAAATGTAGAAGTTGAGTATTCCAGCCTCTGCATTTCACCCAGCGTTTTCTCACTGGGTGAAAGACCTATTGTATCTCAAGCCGCCGGCGCAGCCAGGGTTCTTTAAGCCTGAAGAGGCAGCAACAACCGGGAGGCGCTATTTTTCCGCGTGTTTTTGCAGGAACTGTTCAAACACCGCCAGGGTGTCGCTGGAAATGTGGTGCTCGATCCCTTCGCTGTCCAACTCCGCCGTTTCGTTCGGTACCCCGAGACACACCAGCAGGTCGACCACTATCCGATGACGACGGCGTACCTTCTGCGCCAGTTGTTCACCTTCCTCCGTCAGGAAAACCCCTCGATAAGGCCGTGACTCCACCAGACCTGCACTCTTCAGCCGGGCAATGTTCTTGATCGCGGTCGGGTGCGACACACCGAAACGTTTGGCGATATCGGTGGTTCTTGCTTCGCGGGTGGTGACCAGCAGGTCGGCTATCAGCTCGACATAATCTTCAATCAGCGCATTGGACTGCGCCTCACGAGCGCGGGTGAAGCGCAGGGCATGTTCAGCCTCGTCTGGCATTTCGGCCACGACGGGGCGGTCGGCGTCATCTGGTGCGCTTGTTGCCAT